TGCCGTCGGCGTCAAAACGCGGATCCTCGTAGCCAACGATCCAGATCTCGTGATTGGGTGTCGGGTGACTCTCGTCCGCTTCACTCAGAATAACCTTGCGGTCGCGCGTGAGCGCCTCGACCCAGATGGTATTCGCCATAACAGCTCCTCTATCATCAGGGGGCATGGATGCCACGCCCCGCGATCGTTCACCGCTGCGCTAGGTCTCGAGCTCGAGCGTTTTTGTCGCGCCCTGGGTCAAAACTGCGAATGCCTCAACCTCGCTCAACGTCAAAATCTGCACCTGGCTTTGGGCCCACCTCTCAATTTCTTCTATATTGCTCCCGATCTCAGTGACCCGCTCCAGCGCCTGTCGCGCATCGATACCGACCAGCTTATCCGCCGGCACATCGGGCGTAATGCCCGCCACCACACCATCGGCCAGGACTATCCGCGTGGACGGCGTGGCGGTCGTGCTGAAGAAGTAGACCGGCACGGTTGAACTACCAATATTCAGCAGCGCCAGCTTGGCAATATCCGCCTCGGCCCCGACGATATGGGTCATCTGGAACACCGGCGCGAACTTGAGCTTGAAGCGCCAGTAGCCCTTGAGCGTGACGGTCTTGCCCGTCGCGGCGCTGTCGAAGTCGGTCTTGATCTGCCAGGCGTCGGCAGCGGTGCTGGTGTTGCCGTCGCCACTCACGAGCACGTTGATCGCCTCCGAGATTTTGTCGATCTCATTCCGTAAGGCTTCCTGCGCCAGCCAGAGCCGCACCTTGTCGATCCGCGAGCGACGCAGCGCCTCATAGGTGGCTTTGAGTCCGCCCGCATACTTTTGCAGGTTGATTGTGTGCTCGGCGGTGGTCAGTTTGCCCAGCGGAATATCCGCGCCCTCGACCACCCGGCGCCGGCGGGTGCTGGTGGCCGTGGTATCAAGGTACACCTTCCGGTAGGCCGCGCCAGTGACGGGCGTGGTCATCGCGACGATATCCGACAGCGCGAACGGTGGTGCGACCGGGCTCGTGATACCGACCGTGGCACTATCGGCATACGGGCGCATGCTGGAGCCGGCCAGGTCATCGCCGCTGGTGTAGAGCGCGCGGGTGTTGGCCGAGCCGCCGTGCTGTACCGCGCGCCATGTGCGGCAGATCAGCTCAGGCAAGAGGCTGCGGTGCGCCGGGCTGCGGTTGAAGATGTCCATCTCGCTGGCGTAAATACCTGCGGACGGGCGCGACACGGTATGGATGCCGGCGGCCTGCATCAGCCGCTCAAAGGCGTCGGACGAGTCACGGTAGCCGGACGAGGGATCTTGCGCCTCTAAGAACACGCTCAGGTTGACGCCCTCATTCGCGGCGGCGCGGTAGACGCTCGGCCCAAACTGCGCGAACAGGTCATCAGGCCCGATCCTGCTCTCGCGCAGCGCGCCGTCGATGATAACTGGTGATGCCATAGGTTTCTCCATGACGGCGCGCGGGCCGGATTGCAAATACTCAGGCGTCGAGCAGCACGCCGACCGCAGTGGTCGTGCCGACGTTGTAGATTTGTCCGCGCGCCTTCTGGGCTTCATTGGCCTCGGCCGCCGCATAGGTGGCGCCCGCGATAATCGCATCACGGATATAGCCCTTGGCCGATGCCGCGCCCAGCGCGCCCACGATCTTCTTGCCGCGGGTGAGCGTGGCCGACGCGCCGCCGGGCAAGGTGACATAGCCTTTCGTGCGCACGCTGCACTTGAGATCCGCAGTGACGCTGATCAGCTTGCCGACGACGGCATCGCCATCGACCGCCAGCGCCACGGTGTCATCGGCCGAGAATGTGACCGCCTTGCCGATCATGGTGGTCGCCGCGCCGTTGGCGTCGGTCGCTGAGTAGGTGATGGTGCTATTGTCGATCTTGAAGGTGAGATCGTGCGGCCCGGCGGTCTCTTCAAAGCCGACAATATTCCGAGGGGTTGCGAGTGCCATAGACGTATCTCCTCAGTAACGAGTGGCGAGTGACAAGCCTTTTCTACGATCGCGACAGCCCGCCGATGCTGACCTTCTTGAACGTGAGGGGCGCCGGGTCGGTCGCGCCCGATTCGTCGGTCGAAAGCCGGCCGCCGGTCAAGGTTGCATCCCCGATCGCGCGCCAGCTGGCGGTGAACGACTTGATCAGACTGATTGGGCTCGACTCCAGCATGGCCCGCTGCGCCGCGCCCTGCTCGGCCCCCATAGCCCGCACGGCCTGTTGCTCAGCCTCCGTAATCAGATCGGCGCGGTAGGTTTGACCATCCGCCGCTAAGGGCGTGAGCCGCCGCAGCTCATCCGCAATCCACCGAATGCGATCGAGACCGACCCGATCGGCGGGCACGCCGGCCGCCTCCAGGATAGTCTGTACTTCGCGCTCATCGGGCAGCACCGCGCCGCCGTTGCCATTCCCATTTGCTTCTGCCCCCATGGTTACTCCTTGGGTAGCCAGGCGCTTGCCTGGGAGATTGATCCGATAGCGCTGCTCAATCAGCCGCGCCTGTTGTACGGTGATGCGCCCGGCCTCGGCCGCCTTCTGGGCTTGCAGCACGGCCGCGCCGGGGGTTGCGCCGTCGTAGACCGGGCTGTACTCGGCCAGGTGGGCATCGACAATCAGGCCGGTACACAGCATCATTTTTTTTGCGCCGTTCGTGCCTTTGCTTGGCGATGCCGGCATTTCATACTCAAAGCCGGGGATGTGCCAGCAGTCAAAACTGCGCCACATATCCAGCCCGCAGATCGAACAGAGGCACGTCGCGCCGTCGGTGCGAAAGCCCACGCTGATATCGCGCACGATGCCCGCGCGCATGCGATTGACGATTGGCGCGCTGCTGTCGTCCGTAAGTGCGTAGGCATCGGAGAGCACACGGGTCACATCGCCCGTTTTTTCCAGCACCCCGGTCAAGCTGTAGCCGATCGGCAGCTCGCGGGTGTTGTGGCCGATCAGCACCGCGCGACCTTCCTGCGCATCGTTTGCGTAGTTCGGCAGCGTCGTTGCGGCGTCCATGACCGTGTAATAGGCGTCGAGCCGATCCGAGCTGATCTCGCTCCGCCAAAAGAACGGCGGGTACTCCGCAAAGACGCCAGGATCGGGCGCGAATCCGTTGGCGGTGGTCAGCAGTCCGCTGTCTGCCGCGCGCACGTAGATGCGGGCTGTCGTCGCCATGAGCAGGTGGTCAATATCTGCCATTACTGCGGCTCCTGCTTGCGCGGATCGGGCGCCACCTGGGTTTTGGGCGGCACGATGGGCTGATTCGCGCTGTCCACGATCGATGCCAGGTATGCATCCCATGCGGCGCGCAGGTTGAACAGCGTCGCCGTGCCGTCGGTCGCACTCCCTGGCGCCCGGTAGCGGTCGCTGTCGGCGTCATAGATCCATCCGGCGGCGATCAGTTGCTCGTGACGCGTTTGGCTTTTCATTGCTGACTCCCTGTGTCGCCTGTTCCGATCGGCGTGGCCACCGCCGGCGAATTGCCACTCGATCGCGGCGTGTCCATGTCGGGTTTGTGTCCGGTTGCGGCAAGGCTCGCTTCATCCTGACCGATGTAGCCCTGGTCGTACTTCGTGATGATGTTTTGCAGTTGCAATCCCTCAGTCGTTGCGTCGCGCATCATCTCAGCCGCGCGCACCTCGGCGAAGCGCCACTGCACGACGGCGGGAATGCCCTGCGCGCGCAGGGCTAAGGTACACATATGTTCCAGCAGGCTCTCGCACAGGTGCTGAATGGCCTTGATTGCGGCGATGTACGCTTCATACTCGCGCGTGGATTGCGTCTCTGTCCCGGTCTGATTGGTCGCCATCAGCAGCGGCATACTCTTCAGCGCCCTGGTCAGCATGCGCTCGAGCGACTCGATGATGCCGCCGACCGCCCCAAGCGAGCTGCTATCCAGCGCGCCGACCGGGCGGTTGACCAGCACATCATCGGTATGCACGTAGGCGTCGTCCGGCTCTAAGGCGCTGTAGTTCGTATCGACATCCGCGATCGTGTCTTCGACCCAGCGGCGGATTTTGGCGGTGTCGTTTCGGTCGCTCGGCGGCATGGCCGCGATCAGCTTCTCCATCACGATCGCCACATCGATGCGCGGGTAGCCCTGCTGCTGCACCACCCGTCGGATGTCGTGCAGCATCGCCAGCAGAAACACCGCGCAGAACAGCGACGGCGCGGCAATCGCGCGACCCTCGGGGTGGCCCGGAAACGGGTCGACCGGCAGGTAGCGCACGGTTGGGCGATCGAGTGGGACGAACTGCCCCGCCTGCCACTGGCCCAACTGCCAGAGAATCCCCAACTCGGGGTCAGATTGCTGTCGCCAGCGCGCGGTGGCCGGATCGGGCGTGGCGATGTCCAGTGGAGTTGTGCCGCTCTTGTCTAAGACCAGCTCGGCAAACAGCGCGCCGCGCAGAAAGGCACTCATAAACAGCCGGCCAATGATAATGTCCACGCTGCCGTAGCGCTCCTTCAGCGTGGCGAGAAACGAGTCGAGCGCGGCCTGGTGCGCGGCGGTGCCGGGCATCTTGCCCGATGGCCGCATGGCGGTGGCTGTCCATCCGGCGTTGGCGAAGCGGAGAAAGTCCCACAGCGCCTTACTAACCTCGGGCGACAGATCGGACAGCAGCTCCAGCAGCCGCGTGGGCGACATGCGCCGCAGGGTCTCGCTGTCGAGCGCGAAGGCGCTCCAGACATCGTCGGCAGCCAGCGGGCCGTTTATCGACGCCGTGAGCAGCGCGCCGAACGCCTGCGCCTCGGTGTCGACCGTGACCCGCGCGCGGGTTGTGACCGGACGCACCCTCTGCGCGGTGTCGGCGATGCGCTCGCTATAGTACTGGTGATGGATGAGGGCCATAAGAATCACAAACGCCAGGGCGATAGCGGCATTTCTGCTATCAGCCTGGCGATGTACGCACTGGTGTTCGATTAGGGCTATTCTAGCACTTCTGTCAATTCGGCGCTCCGCGCGAGTGGCAGCAGCACCCGATCGATCTCTATCCCACGCACATCCTGATAGATCAGGGAATGCGACTCAGCATCGTAGTAGCCTAAAAGCTTCTGCGATCGTTGCCAGCGGAGCGCGATCGGCGCTGCTCTGCGCCGGGCGGAGCCTTGCGGCAAGCGGCGCGGCTCATCCACGGCGGCGCTCCCCCAGATTGATCTTCGTGCGCCCCGAGGCGAAGACGCCGGCGGCGCTCTCCACATCCTCATTTGGGAACAGATCGGTCATGGCCCACACCTTCGCATCCATCCGATCGGGGCTGTCCTCGCCTGGCACCCAGGTGCAGCACTGATCTTCCAGCTCCGGCCACGCCCCCATATAATGCCCGCGCACCTCTTTGGCGGCCCAGAGCATGCTGATCGGCTCGGCCCGCGTGTGCTTGCCGCGACTTGCCCACACCAGCTCAATCGGGAGATGCGCGCCGCGAATGGTGACGCCGCCGATCTCCACACTGGTCTGCCGCAGCACATGCTCGATCATCGCCCCGCCGTTGTTTTTCTCGGCGACAATCTTATCTGCCTTCAGCTCGATATAGGCGCGGATAACCGCCGGCGCCCAGACCGCTGGATCGCCCGACTCGGTGTAGTCGCCCAGAATGTAGCCATGCTCGTCGGCATCCTTGCCGCAGCCGACGATCCCGGTTTCGCCGTCTATGCCGCCGGCCGATGGATCGACGCCGATTACAATGCGAGTCAGCGGCGGCAGATCGCGTGCATGGATGCGGGTCGACTCAATGCCCGATCGCGTCCAGAGCGCGCCGGGCGTATCGGTCAGGATCTCGGCGTCCAGCTCCTGCCGGCCCAGGCGCGTGCCAGCGTATTTCTTGATCACCCGATCAACAAAGCGCCCGCTCACATTCACCCGGTTCAGGTGCGTCGAAAGGTTTGCGGTCGGTCGCACGGTTTGCGGATCGGCCATGAGCGACAGAATGAGCGGGATCGGACGCGGCGTGGTGGTCACGATCGCGCGCGGGTCGATCCCCAGCCGCAGCCCCATCTCCATGTTATCCCAGCACGCCTGGGCGTAGCGCCACTTCGCCAGCTCGTCAGACCAGACCGTATCGTGCTGCGGGCCGCGCAGCTGCTCGGGGCTGTCGCCGGCGTAGGTGGTCGCGACTGCGCCATTGGGCCAGGTCAGGCGACGCTTGGACGGCTCGTAGTGCGGGCGGTTCCAAGGTGGCGACACTGCCAGCAGCCCCGACTCGCCCTCGACCATCACATCCCGCACATCGGCGGCGGTCTGCCCAATCAGGCCGATCCGCCGCGCGCCGCACGATTCGACGCGCCAGCGCACAAACTCGGCGCCGGTACGGGTCTTCCCCCAGCCGCGCCCGGCCAAAATAAGCCACACATACCAGTCGCCCGGCGGCGGCAGTTGCTCAGGCCTGGCCCAGAGTTCCCAATCGCAGAGCAGTGCCGTCGCGGTATCGTCATCCAGATCCGCTACGATCGCTTGAATCTGGTTCGGCAGCAGCTGCGGCAGCGCGCTTCGCAAGGATGTCAGCGAGTCGGTCGCGTGCATCGGTGGTCTCAATCGGGCCGCCGTCCTTGCCGGTCAGCTCGACGGCGCTGCGACGATGCCCCATTTCTTTGGCGATATCGTCAAGCACTTCGCGCCATGCCTTCTCATTCCAGAGTCGGCCGTTCTCGCCTGGCAGCCATTTAATTGCGTCAAGCGCATCGGCATGCTCTTTGAGGCGCTGAACTCGCTCTTCTTTCAGCGCCAGGCCCGTGGTCAGCGCTGCCGATCTGCGCTCCACGCGCAGCTGTTCAATCACGATCTGGTTCCGATTCCGGTAGTAGGTGATCGCCGCCGGCGTTAGCTCGGGCCACTTGCGCGCCGCAAACCAATCAGCGATGAGTTTGAAGCTGTAGTCGGCTGCCACCCATTCGAGCAGTTGCAGGCGCTGTGCTTTTGTCAGTTTTGGAGCTGCCACAGTTTAACTTAGTTAAACTCTTTTCACGCCCCGCCGCGCCGAATCGCGCCGAGCAGCGCCGATATCAGCCAGCAGCCGAGCGTCCAGAACGCGCCCAATGTGAGCGCGAGAATAACCCAATTGACCCAAAGCCACTGCGTAAAATCAATGTCCATCATTCCCTCCAGAAATATGAGCGCTCACACCGACCCGCCCGCCTTCAAGTACGGCAGCGCGCTATCGGGTAAGGCATACGCAACCATATCGGCGTCTGAGGGATCGGCGCATATGTGATACCAGCATGCCGCGCCGACCTGGCTTGGCAGCTTGGCATGCAGCTCGCCATAGCGCGTGGCCTTGTCACTCGCCGGCGTGCCCGGGTCGTTAATGCCAATCTCTGTCAGCATCCATGGCTTCGATGGAAAGAACCCGTGCAGCTGAGAAAGCGCGCGCTGGATCTGGCCGGTATCGTCCGCTGTGAACTGGTGATAGGCGTAGGCGTGGACGCCGATCGCGTCCACCAGGCGGAATGCATCCTGACAGATCGCCCACCAGTCACTCTGGCGGTTCTCAATCAGCCCCGGCGCGATAATCCGCGCGGCCGGGAACGAAGACCGCACCGCCTTGACCGTCTCGATAAACCAGTAGCGGAACGTCCATGCCGCGTCGTCTGAGGCGTCGTACCCGTTCGGCTCATTCCCCAGCTCGATCCAGAGATTAGGTCGCGCGTTGTACCACGGCTGTATCTCTTGGAGCACCTCGTCTGGCTCTAGGAAGATCATCGATTGGCCAGCGGGCGGGCCGCGCGTGCCGTCGCCTGAGACTGTTCTGGCAATCAGCTCGGGCATCGTCTCGCAGACGTGCGCGATCGTGGGCGCGTCCCAATGCGCGCCCCATCCGGTGATCACCTTGAGCAGCGGTATTTGGTTCGTGCGAATAGACGAGAGCATGCCGCCGACTGAGGCGCAGCTCGTCAGGACGATACCTTGCATTAGCCCCACCAGCCGATCACATCGACCCATCCCTTTGCGATCGGCCCCTTCTCCGTCGCGACCAGCAGCGTGCGCGCCGCCGATGCGCCGATCACGCCGCTCTCATAGGCGCGGTTCGCGACGCCCAGCCCGGTCACCGTCAGCATCGCGGCGGCTTGCAAGTTGGGGTCGGCCACCTGCGGCCCGCAACGGAAGATGCGGCCGGCGTCGGCATCCAGCGATAGCCGGACATTCAGCGCAGAGCAGACTGGAATGCCGTACGATGCCAGGCTGATCGTCTGCTGGCCGTCGAAGCCATCCTGATCGACAAACACCCGCACGCTGCCATTCGGCGCGAGCGTGTAGCCGCCCGAAGCCGGCCAGAGGCTAGCGCCAGGCACGCGGCCCGGCCCGGTGTGCGGCACGTAGGACGAGCCGTCCCATGCGCCCCAGTACATCTGTCCATCCGGCTGCACATCCATCCAGCCGCGGCCCTCGCCAATCTCCGGCAATGCCACGTTGGTCAATGCGCCGTTCTGGAACAGAAACACGTAGAAGGCAAACAGGTCATTCGCGCTATTGATCGCGTTGCAGCCGAGAAACCATCGCCGCGATCCGTCCAGCGCCCAATTCATGGTTGAGCCGCCGTACAGTTCATACGATTTTTCAGCCGCAGTAAGCGTGACCAGGTGTACGCTCGAAAGGAAGCGGCGCCACGCCGACGCTCGCCGCGGCAGCACGAACGGCGCGGGAAGCGTGACGGTCTTGCCGTCAGGTGTTGATATGCGTGTCATACTGGCCTTGCGTAATCGGCTGGAATGAATCCAATGCCGGGTTTGTCATGTTCATTCGGTGAACACCACAACCATCCATTGGTCACGTCGCCAATGTTGATAATATCCCCCACATCTAGCCATGTCTGGCCGTTGTCCGGGCCGCCGGCCAGCCCGCCATCAGGCGTGCGCGACATCGAGACGGCGCACGGCGACGTGACCATGTACTGCGCGTACACGGTTGCATAGGGTTTTGCGAGGATTGGGATCGCATAGTCGGGCGTGATGACCGCGCCGGGACATTCGGGCTTATTGTAGTCGTTATGAAAGCTAACCTGGTGGTCATGCAGATCGGGGCGGTTGGTCGGCGCGTGCGTGTAGACAATATCGAAGTTGTTGAGCCGATCGCGCAAGGTCTGGACGGCGACTTGAAGGAGTTTTTGCATGCTCTCCGGCCAGCCGTTGTGTCCGAACCAGCCGACGCACTCCACGCCGATCGAGTAGTGTAGCCCGCCGCTCGCATCGCGGTAGCTATTGCCCGACTTGGCATGCGTGCCCACCTCATACATCGGCGTAAATAACCAGATGAATCTTTCATCGATGAACAGGTGCGGCCCGGTTGTCCAGCCCTGACCTACATAGTAGTTTTTGATCGCGTCCAATTGGGGCTTGCGCTTGGCTTCGATCGCGTCGCTATTCAGTCCGGCTTCATTGCGATCCCACTTGATCGCCGGATCGCCGTTCAGCGGCGCCCAGCTCGCATCGGGGTTCGCGCTGTTATGGATGACCACAAACGACGGCGGCACGCTGCCAAAATCGTAGGACGCAACGTAATCGATGAATTCCTGGCCGGTCTTGGCCTGGCCGATGTAGGCGAATGCGGACATCCCCTTATTCCCCCACGGCGCGCGCGCTGAGCGGCGCGTTGATCACGCGGTACACGACCCACCTGCTCCAGCCGGTCTCCCGCGCGATTGCGTACGGCGATGCGCCTTGTGCATGTAATGCGCGGATCTGCGCACGATCGGCGTCAGATGTGCGCCGGCGTGGCCGCCGCGGACAGATCAGTTGCCGGCTCGGACGCTGACCTTGCAACTGCGCTTTCAAGGCAAGGATCCGCGCTTCGAGCCGCAGGCAGCGCCGCAGCAGATAGTGACGGTCGGTCATCCGCTCCACGTGTCGTAGGCAAAAAAACACGCGCCAACCGATCGAGGATCGGCAGCGCGTGACCAGGCTATCATAGCGAGTTTTTGTCTTATTGTCTAGTAGACGCCTGTGGTAGCATGGATGTGCGAAGGCTCCGCCGATCGGCGCGCGTGACACCGGCTGCTCTGCGGAGCCTTCCCAATCGTGAGGGAATGATGGAGCCATCCGACATCGCCGACCGGCTGCTGCACATTGAGCGCACGCTGACTGCGATCGACCACGCGCTCTCTGATTGCATCGGCCAGCTGCTGACGCTTCTAGAAGCGCGCGAGATGCAGCGCCAGGCGGATCTCCGCGCGGTCGAGGCGCTCATGGCGCAGCTGCGCACGCTGGCGCTGGCGGTGCGGGATGTCGGGAGGTAACACGAAGCCCCTGATCTCTTAATCGAGATCAGGGGCTTCGATGCGCCGGAGGCTCTAGCCGTTTATCTATCCCGAATGACTCGCGCGTTGCTCCGGTCGCGTCGGGAATGGCTTTTATCAAATTGAGTGGGGCGTCTGGTCTGCCCCACGCCGCTAGGATAGCACAGGCGTGCGCGATAATCAAGGGTGCTGAGGCGGCGCAAAGGCTGCAAGCATGAGCCAGGGCTCAATCAGGCGATTCACGTGGATCTGTTTGGCGCCAAGATGCGTTACCAGATCGATCGCCTGCTGATAGTACGGCGGAGCAACGAGCCAGACGCCCAGATTGGGGGAGCCTAGCGGAAATTGCCGCAGATCAACCGCAAATACCTCGTCGCTCGATTTACGATGTTTATATGGCTGAACATACGACAAGAAATCAACATTGAATCCGCATATTACGATGTTCTCGATTGTCAAGGCCGGATCGTTGATTTGTTGTCGCGTATGCGCACTAGAAAGAACTTTTTTACGCTTGTGTTTGAAGTGCGTTGCCCCACTTTGGTGCCTGCTTATGTGGGTTTCTGATTTATCGATCGCAACATTCACGTAGACATCTCCCGCGATCGAGCGTTGCACATAGCCATAACGCGAAACCGCTTCATCGCTAGTAACGAGGATTTGGATTTTATACGTCATCGTTTTCCTTATCCGATCGGGCCGCTATCAAACCTAATGCGCGCAGTTCCTCAATATCCATTGTCTGGAGTTCCATTAACTCTGCAAGGAACCGCCCGGCCTGCATGAGATTAAAAACAGCAACGCCGTCGCCAGATCGCAGGACTTCAAGGAGTGCGCGCTGAGCGAGGTCATCCATCTCTCGCCGGAGGATCTCCGCACGCACGCTATGCATGTCGGTGGTTGGTTGAAACATATCATTTGTTGTTGGCCAAAGAATCGTTTCAGGGCGCAGCGCAATCGACAAAATACCATATTGATAATAGGTCAGGTGATCTGCTTGACCAATAAGCGCATTCGCGAGGGTTCTGTCAATATCAGGACGAAAGGATATGTTACCGAGCAGTTTCCCATAATAGGGCAGCTTCTTTTCTTGATACGTTCGTTGTGCCGCCAGCAACACGCCTTCTGCGATCTCTTCAGCAACAGCCCGAGCTCCAGGCTTCTCCTGAAAGAAGTCATCTTGACGCAGCTCTTTCCCAGCTTCCAGGTTTTTCTTAATCTGGACTGCGGCATAAAAAATCGTTGCTCCGATGCGCTTCTTCTCACCGCGACCTAATAGGCGATGGCTCAATTCTATTGCCATTTTTTTCACACCATAGGTTGCAAGCGAGCCCGCGCCTGCGCCCAAAAGCACACCTTCGGAACCGGCAAGTGAAAATCCGATCCCGCCACCTACGATCCCGCCGGCGAAGTTTGAGCCAATTTCAATAAGATCATCGATCGTATTCGCTCGCTTCTCTTCAGGATCTTCCATAATGGTATGCTTCTTTCACTACGTCGCCGGCGGTGCCACGCGCCCCGGGAGCTCATACATCAGCTTCAGCACCATCTCGCAGAGCGTGATGAGCTCTGCGGCATCCTCGCGTGGCGTGGCGACGATCTGGTGGTTGGCGGTGTTGCCCTTCTGGCGAATGCGATCGACCCAGGCACGAGCGCGCGGTGCCACGCCGCCGATCTGAACCAGGTGATCGACGTAGCTCACAAAGGACTCGCCGGGTGCAGCGCCTTCCTCGACTGCGATGTGCATCAGCAGCTTGCGGCAGAGCAACACCACGGCGGTGTAGGCCGAGACGGTCATACAGTTGCGCGCTTCGCAATAGATCGCGGCGCTTTCGGGTGGTACAAATTCCACCTCGACTCCAAACGGCACGCCAGGGACTTGCTTCTTGTCGGCACCGTCGAAATAGGTCGGTCGTTCGCAAACATGGCAGATGTAGATATAATGGATAACCCCAACGCGTGTGGCGTAGCCGAACTGCGATCCGATCTCCGTCCCACAATGCCCGCAGCGATAGACCTTCGAAGGTAGTCCCGCTGCGTTTTGCCACTCCAGATCCATCCGTGCCTCCCTGGCGCGCCGCGCTTGCTTCTACG